GGAGGACAATTTGGTGATTATGGTCCAACACCTAAGAAAGCAAATTTCTTTATTCACGCCAGTATTGTAAATCATTATTTAGATGGTGGTTATTTCCCTAAAGGTGGAACTGGTGTGATTGCAAAAAAAATAATTCCTACTATTGAAAAAAATGGAGGTCGGGTTTTAGTAGGGAAAAAAGTTAGTCAATTAATATTGGAAGGTGGAAAAGTTGTAGGTGTGGAAATGGAAAATGGAGATAAGATAAGAGCCAAGAATGTAGTTAGTGATGCGGGATTAGAAAATACATTTAAATATCTTTTACCACCTGAATATTTGGAAAATGAAAGTATAAATGAATATGTCAAACTGTCTGAAAAAGTTGGTCCTTCCACAGGTTTTGTATATTGTTTTGTAAATTTAGAAGGAAATCCTAAAGATTTAGGTTTAAGAGATTCAAATCTATGGATTTATCCAGATAGAGATTATGATAAATTATTGGCTGAATTTGAAAAAGATATCCTAAATAACCCAATGCCATTATTTATTGCTTGTACTTGTGCCAAGGACGATACATGGAATCAACGATATCCTAATAAGAGTAGTTGTATTATTCTAACTCTTGGTAAAAAAGAATGGTTTAAAGAATGGGAAGATGAAGAATGTATGAAGAGAAATATTGAATACAAAGAATTGAAGGAAAAAATTGCTAAAAGAATGATTGAGGAGGGTATGTATAAATACTATCCTAAAACAAAAGGTAAGATAACTAGTTATGAAGTTGGAACACCCCTATCAAATCAGTTTTATTTAAATGCTCCAAACGGAGAAGGATATGGTTTAGAAGCAAATGCTTATAGATTTTCAGATGGACATTTATTAAAACCTAAAACATATGTGGAAGGATTATATTTAACAGGTCAAGATGTATGTACATTGGGATTTACGGGTGCTTTAATGGGAGGCGTATTAACTGCACATTCAATATTAGGTTACGGAACATTATTAGATTTAATTACTAATAGAAATCTAATTACAGATATTGAAAAAATGAAATTATAAAAATATATATTTGATTACTTGAAATATTTTTAAATTTAGAAGACAAAACCAATAAATCCATAGTAAGTGAATACCATTTACAAGAACACAGTCCTTTATGTTATTTTTACTACATACTTCATTTTTATATTGATTTCCGTCTATAACTCTCATTTTTAAAAACATAAAATAAAATATAATTATACATATTGTGCCTATTTTTTTACTAAATTTTAATTCTTTACTAATATTTCTAAGTTGTAATGGAAAATTTGTTATTTCAGTAAAAAATAATCTTGCCACTTGGTCTTGATATTTATCAAAAGTTATTATCCCCATAAAACTAATAAAATGGTGGATACTTTTAATTAATAATTCTTTTTTATTATTTTTTTTTAAAAAAATGTCATTTATATAAAATCCTGTACAGCATAATAATGTATTATAGTAAAATTTATCTGATATATAATTATTTAGAAATAGATTTGAAAATAAAACAACAAACCCAGAATTTAATAATACATTAAGAGAACCAATTATATTATCTGACTTGGTCACATATTCTCTTAAATAATTATTTAAATGAAAATAGAAAATAGTAGAATAAAAGATAGGTAATATCATAATTAATTTAATAATCAAAGTATTATTTTAAATATTATTACATTTTTTTTTATATAAATAAAATTGATTTGTGAAAATTAAATAATTATAGATCTAAAAATGGATCTCTATTCCCAGATTACAAATAATACGATAGATTTTAGTAGAGGTTTTAATGAAGAAAATAATTACATTGGTAGTGGCAGTTTTAATGAAGAAAAGAATTACATTGGCAGTGGAAGTTTTAATGATGAAAATAATTACATTGGTAGTGGCAGTTTTAATGAAGAAAAGAATTACATTGGCAGTGGAAGTTTTAATGATGAAAATAATTCTTTCAATTACGGAATTTTATTTGCGATATCACCGATAATTTTTGTAGGGTTATTATTCGTTATATTGATCTTGTATTTCAATATATATTATCCTTTGAAGGATTATATAATAAAATTAAAACAACAATATCAAAGAAAACAAACAGAAAAAACATTACCAATTTATAATTGTAAAATTAATACATTTTATATAAAGGAATTAAATAAAAATAATATTGAGAAAGTTAAAAATAAAAAAGAAAAAATGGAATGTTCAATTTGTAGCGAAGAAATCAATATAGAAAAATTTAAAGATAAAAAAACTGATTTAATTTTTCTAAATTGTTCGCACGTTTATCATACAAATTGTTTACAATCTTGGGTGAAAACGAGAATAAAGGATTTCATTAAACCAAATTGTCCATACTGTAGAGGAGAAATTGTCGAGGTTAAACAATATTCATATAATAGTGGCAATTATGACAATAGTTCGGGAGATTATCTTGATGACTTATAATTTATTTAAATCTTGAATCATTTGGAACAATATTTTTTCTTTTAGTCATATTATTGAAAATCTGCTCACAATAATAACAATCATCAGTTTGATTACCCATAATATTTTTAAATCTATATAAATCTTTAGTTTGTCCTCTGCATATAAATTTAGCAAGATTACTTTCAGTTACCGGAGTTACACATTCTTGATTTAATATTTTTTTTCCATTTAACTGTTCCAAGGGAGGTTTTGTATTTCTTAAACCTGTTTTGGTAATTTTCTGTAAAATACCTTCAACTCTGGCTCTTTCACCTAATAATTTGGCAACTTCTTCGTCTACTTTTTGTTTAATAATTGTAGGAGCAATAATATTATTTATTCCATTTGGTCTTATTTGTGATATATGCTTATTTTGAAGACCCAAATTTTGTCTATTTCTTAATTCACCAATCTGTTCGTCTAATTCTCTCTTTCTTCTCACTAAATACAATTCTCTAGTTACTCTATTTAAATCCCTTTCTTCTATCATTTTACCACTTTGTTGTTCTTGTCTTGGTTCTACTTTTTCTGGTTTTCTACTACCTTTACTTAAAGCACAAGTAAATTCTTGACTTTGACATATTGGAAATTGATCATATTTAATTCCATCCACATAATCACACCAAGTATATCCAGTTTTGGAATCACGTCTTTGATAATCTTTAACTAAATTATCTTTGTAACAATATAATTTATTAGTTTTTTCATTTGGATTAATTTTAAATAATTGCATAGAACATTTAGTGTCTATTTCATTTATATTTTTTAATTGTGACTCAACATCAATATTATCAAAATAATGATTTATTGGACCCTTTCCTGGAACATATACCATATCACATCTATTTCCGCTATTATTTGGTTTGTATTCATTAAATTTATCTAGTTCATTTCTTTCTTTTATTGCTTTTTCATTTGGACATAAACCAGATAATAAAGGTCTAGTTTCTATTTTTAAAGGAAGATTATTTTCCGGAATTATTTCTGTTTGATTATAAATATTATTATTAGAAATATTATTATTAGATATATTATTTTCATCTACACTTGGTGAAGGACTTATTGTTGGTGCCCAATAATTAGTTTCTCTGTTAAATGGCATATTTCTCTCATATATAGTATCATTAAAATTTCTACTAGTTAAACTATAACACTCTCCTAAATCAATATTAGCATTTTGTAATAAAACACTACTTCGTAATACTTGTTTAGATAATCTAGGTTTATTACTATTTTGATTACAAATTAATAATGGAGGAATATTTTTCATCTCTTGGTAATAGTCACCTAAATTATTTTTATCTCTTGTTGTATCCATAAAACATTTATTCATTTATATTAATATTATATTTTTTTTATTAATAATCAACACTATAATTAATTTCGACTTTCCCTTCACCAAAATTTACATTTTTTACAAATTCTATCCAAGAATTATATATTTCATATAACCATTCCGGTGCGTCTTTATAATAATCTATATGTGGAAATGTTATTTTCAGACTTAAATTTGGATTATACCTATAGATTTTACTTAGTAAAACATATTTTTCATTTTTATGATTATCTAATTGAACTCTAACCATAAATTCATTATTTTTTTTTGACCAAATTAATCCTTCTTTTTTTTCGATTAAGCATTCATGATCTATCTTTCCACAAGAACGTAAAACATTTAATTTAATTCCTTCTAAGTTATTTTTTGGAATAATATTATATTCACTCCAAAAAATCAAATCACTCCATTTTATCATATATTCATTATCGCGATGATACATAATATTTCCAGCCAAAAAATATGAGTTATATGCTTTTACATATTCTAAAGTATGCATTATCAAATATTCATCATTGTATTTTTTTCCGGTTAATTCACAAACACCGCCGAATTTACTAGTAAAATTTAAACACCTATAAACTAGATCAAATAATCTTTCCTTCAAATTTTCACTTTGAATATCTATCCCATTACTTAATGGAGATTGAACTACGGATTTATTGACAATATTACCATCATAATCATACTTTATATTTGATATATAACTATCAACAATATGTTTATTAGAATTAGATAAATCTATTCTAATTTGTTTGTTTTCCATTAATAGATTAGTAAAAATATATTTAAATATGTTTTTCATTAATATATTAATTAAAATGAATCCTCCTGCCTATAATACTTATCCACCTCCACCTGAATTATCTAAAAATCAAAAAATAGAAAATCTCATAAGAGACTATGAGATTGATAATTTATTTAGTGAAAAATTAGATATTTTATCTAATTTTGAAATTGTATTAATAGTTGATGACTCCGGTTCTATGAATACACCTATCACCAATAGTAAACATGGAACTCGATGGGAAGAATTAAAGGAAGTTGTAAATATTGTAGTTAGAATGAGTACAATTTTTGAAGAAGATGGAATTGATATTAATTTCCTAAATAGACCCAGTTATAATAATATTAGAGATAGTAATACTATTAATCATATTTTAAGGGTTAATCCATATGGATTAACTCCTTTAAATAATTCTCTTCAAAAAGTAATGGATAAATATATTGTTTCACATAAACCTGTTTTAATTGTTATTGCAACAGATGGCATTCCAACTAATTCATTAGGATATCAAGATATCGATACTTTTACAGAAACCCTAAAAAATAGAAATCATTCCAAATTCTATATTTCATTTTTGGCTTGCTCTGACCAAGAAAATGATGTAGGATACCTAAATAAATTAGATAGAAAAATACCTAATATCGATACACTAGATGATTATAATTCAGAATTATTAGAAGTAAGAAAAGCACAGGGTAAAAAATTTAAATATTCTTTTGGAGACCACGTTGTTAGACTATTATTGGGTCCAATTTGCCCAGAATTAGATAAATTAGATGAAAAAAAACAATGTTGTAATATTTTTTAAACATTGTAATATTTTTTAAACATTGTAATATTTTTTAAACATTGTAATATTTTTTAAATTTAAAATATAGTAAAAAAATAAAGATATGATATATGATACTATTATAGTAGGTTCAGGTTTATCCGGATTAAATTCTGCTCTTAAACTAAAAAATAAAAATATTCTCCTCTTGGAAAAAAATGATAGATTAGGTGGCAGGGTGGCAACACAATATTTCAAGAATTATAAATTTGAAGCAGGATGTGCTAGATATAATGAAAATCATAAAAATTTAAGGAAATTAATAAAAAAATTTAAATTAACTGAAATAAAAATACCCAGCAGTTGGACAAATATTAATACCAAAAATATAGAAGTCAAATTTAAAGACGTAAATAAATTAGTGGAAGAATTAGTTAGGTTAGGTGAAAAAAAACCTAAATCTTTTCTTATGAAATTAACTTTATATCAATTGTGTAAAGAATTAATGGGAGAAAAATATGCGGATTACTTAGGTATGAACCATCCATATTACAGTGAGATTTACGTTCAAAATTCATACGACGCCTTGAAATCAGTTAAAATAGATTTGAATGAAAGTAAACAATTTTATATCGT